CCCCGTCATCTTCACCGAGAAGGTATCGAGCCTCGGCGGTGCGGGCGACATCAACTTCGTCGACTTCGGCTACTACCTCATCGGTGACCGGCAGGCCATGCAGGCCCAGACCAGCACCGAGTACAAGTTCGGCAACGACAAGACCGCGGTCCGCGTGATCGAGCGGGTCGACGGCACCCCGTGGATCAAGTCGGCGATCACCCCCCGCAAGGGCTCCAACACCCTGTCGCCGTTCGTGAAGGTCGCCACCCGCGCCTGACCCCCGCCAGCCCGGGCGGGCAGTCACGCCCCCGCCCAGGCCCAACCGCACGGCAATCAACCCCCGTAAGGAAGGCACCCCATGGAAGGCCTGGGCAGGAACTTCAACCTGATCCCCACCGGCGACGGGAAGTTCGTGAACCTCCGCGACGCCGCCGCCGTCACGTTTATCGGCGTCGGCGCCGACACGTACACCGTGCAGTCGTCCGCGACCGCGTCCGGCGGTACGGACCTCGACGTCGTCGTCCACTGGTACGAGAACGCCAACGCCGACGGGTCCACCGCCTGGACGCAGCACGCCGACCAGGCCGCGGACGCCGCGGTCACGACCACCGCGGCGGCCTGCGCGATTGAGATCAGCGCGGCGTCGCTCCCGGACGGCCACCAGTACGTGAAGTGCACCAGCACCTCCACGGGCCTGGTGTACGCGATCACCCACGACCTCGTGTCGCAGCGCACCCCGTCGAACCTCCCCGCTGTGGGGGTCTGACGTGTCTGCACTCATCCACGGCAACGAGGTCCGGCAGATCATCTACGGCACGACCGTCGAGAAGGACGCCGCGGTCCTCCCCGCGACGGGCGCCGACTCCCTGTTCACCGTGACCGGCGGCAGGGTCATCGTGACGAGCCTGATCGGGGAGTGCACCACCGTGTGCACCTCCACCGCCACCACCGTCAGCGTCGGCGTCGACCCGACCACGGGCACCGCATCCGCGACCGGCGTGGCCACCGCGACCGCGGTCACCTCCGCGGAGGTCGGCACCCTGGTGTCACTGCCGTCCGGCGCGAAGGGCGCCCTCGTCGTCGGCACGGGCGCGACCGCCGGCGGCGCCGTCCAGGCGCAGGGCCCGGCCGGGTACGTGGTGCAGCCCGGCGACATCACCATCACCACGTCCGCGACGAACACCGGCGCCTTCAAGTGGGCGCTGACGTACATCCCGCTGGACGACGGCGCGACTGTGACGGCGGCCTGAGATGGCGCTGTGGGTGTGCACCGGATGCACGACGGCGTACTCCGTCGGCGCGCCCCGGTGCCCTCACTGCGGCCACACCGGGCACACCGAGGAAGGACAGGACATGCCGAAGATCACCGTGCACGGGGGACCCTCCGATGCGGGCGCCCCTGCGGGGTTCACCGCGGCGTGGGGCGACAACGAACCCGAGGGGAGTGAGCAGTCATCGCCTGGGAGCAGCTCGCAGACATCGGACGAGAAGCCGCCCAGCTCTACCGAGACGACCGGGAGCGGCCACGGCAAGCGTGCCCGAACGACGGGGAGCCGCTCCGCACGGGCCCGGACGGGGAGCTCTTCTGCCCATTCGACGGGTGGCGACCAGACGGGCGGTTCGTCGGAGACCGCCTCTGACGAGGACTGACCGGCCGGCCAGCACAAGCAGAACGACAGGAGGTGACACAGGATGATCGACTACACGGAGCCGTGGTACGCCACGCGTGAGGACGTCAAGGACGCCCTCGACTTCAAGACGACCGCCAGGGCTGACGCCCGCATCGACCGCGCCCTAGCCGCGGCCTCCCGCTCCGTAGACGGCCTGTGCCACCGCCGCTTCTACCCCGCCGTGGGCACCCGGTACTGGGACTGGCCGAACGGGCAGCACGCCCGCGCCTGGCGCCTCTGGCTCGACGACAGTGAGCTGGTCGAGCTCACTGGCCTGGTATCCGGCGGCGTCACCATCCCCACCGGCGCGGTGATCCTCAACCCGCAGCGGTCGGGCCCGCCGTACCGGTCCCTGGAGATCGACCTGTCCAGCGCGTACGCCCTCTCGGCTGGGGACACCGAGCAGCACGCCGTAGCGGTCACCGGCCTGTGGGGGTACCGCAACGCGGAAGCCCCGGCCGGCACCGTGGTCGGCGCGGCCGGCGCCACGGACACCACCCTCACCGTCTCCGACGCCTCCCTGGTGGGCGTCGGGAGCCTGCTGCGGTCCGGCGACGAACGACTCCTCGCCGTCGGCCGCAGCATGGCTGACACCGGTGTCACCCTCGCGGCGGACCTGGGCGGGCAGGCCAAGGACACCACCGTCACCGTCTCGGACGGCACAGGGGCCCACGTGGGTGAGGTCCTCCTCGTCGACGGGGAACGCCTCCGCGTCGACGACATCGCCGGGGACACCCTCGTGGTGCGCCGCCAGTGGGACGGCAGCACCCTGGCCGCCCACACGTCGGGCGCGACGGTGTACGCCCCGCGGGCCCTCACCGTGGCCCGGGGCGCCGTGGGGACGACGGCCTCCGCCATCGCGAACGGTGCCGCGCTGATGGTGTGGGAGCCGCCGCCGTTGGTGCGGACCCTGACGATCGCGGAGGCCGTCACCACCTTGTCGCAGGAGCTGGCGGGGTACGCGCGCACGTCCCGGTCGTCGTCATCCAGCGGTACGCCGCGGCCGGTCACGCCGACAGTCGGGGACATCCGGGACCAGTGCTACGCGGCGCACGGCCGTCACGCCCGGACGAGGGCGGTGTGATGTGGCGGACGAGGTGAAGGTGACCGCGGCCGGCCCACTGTTCGACGGGCGCGCTCAGACCGCCGTGGCGCGGTACGTGGACGACGCCCGGGACACCATCGCCGCGCGCGGTGAGGAACTGGTCCTCGCGGAGCTGGGCATGGTGCTGCGCCACCCCACCGGCTACTACGAGGGCGAGATCACCACGGACCGGGTGGCCGCGGACACCGACCGCGTGTCCGACGGCGGCGTGGTCTACGGGCCGTGGCTGGAGGGCACCGGGTCCCGGAACGCCCCGGTCACCAGGTTCTCCGGGTACGGGCATTGGCGGCGCACGAAGGAGACCCTCGCCGACGAGGCGCCGGGCATCGCCGCGCAGCTCCTCCAGGCCCGCTACCTGCCGGAGATGAGGTGACCCATGGGCCTCGACATCAGCACGCTCCTCGACCAGGCGATCTCCCACGCCGGAAGCCTGGGCCTGTTCGAGCAGGTCAACGGCCACGAGCCCGTCAACCCGCCGTCCAGCGGGGGCCTGACGTGCGGGGTGTGGGTCTCCGACATCGTGCCCGTGCGCACCTCGGGCCTGGACCAGACGACCGCCCGCGTGGAACTCAGCGTGCGGATCTACACCAGCGCGGTGCAGGAGCCCCTCGACGCGATCGACCCGGCTGTGGTCGACGCCACGTCCGCCCTGTTCGCCGCGTACATCAGCGACTTCACCCTGGGCGGCACCGTCCGGCAGGTCGACATCTTCGGGGCGCACGGCGCCCCGCTGCGGGCGCGCCCCGGCTACCTGACCGTTGACGCCACCACGTACCGGGTCATGACCATCACCCTCCCGCTGATCGCGGACGACCTTTGGGAGCAGCAGCCATGAGCACGACGGCGGTCATCACCGTCACCCACACGATCATGGACGGCCAGGTGGCCCGCTGGTACCAGAGCGTCGAGGGCGCCACCTACAACCGGCCGGTACTCAGCGCGTCCCGCAACGGCGTCTCCGTACACGCGGAGTACCTGACCAGCATCCCGGAGGACTGGGTGGCCGCGGCGAAGGCCGCTCACCTCGAACTCGCTGAGGGACCCCACGCGGACGTGCGGCGTCTGGCGACGCACCGGAACCGCGGGTTCATGAACGGCCCGATCGAGCCGGTCCCGGCGAAGGAGGACTGACCATGGCGAAGCAGGGCGCCCTCGGCGACCGGTTCCTGGTCGACGGGCACAACCTCTCGGGGGACACCAACAGCCCGGCGCTGTCGTGCCCGCAGCAAACGCAGACTGTTACCGGGATCGACAAGGGCGCACCCGAACGAATCGGCCTTCTCCGTGACGGCGCCCTCGGCTGGACGGCGTTCTTCAACCCCGACAGCGACGACACGGACGCCGCGCACGCCGTGCTGTCCGCGCTGCCGACCGCGGACGTGCACTGCATGTACCTGCACACCGTGACCCTCGGTCGCCCGGCCGCGTGCCTGGTCGCGAAGCAGATCGGCTATGACGGCACCCGCGGCAACGACGGCAGCTTCACGTTCGCCCTGCAGGCGGAGGCCAACGCGTACGGCCTGGAGTGGGGCGACCAGGCCACCCCGGGGATCCGTACGGACACCGAGGCCACCGACGGCGACAGCATCGACGCAGGCGCGTCGTCGTCGTTCGGGTTGCAGGCGTACTTGCAGGTCCTCTCGGTCACCGGCACGTCGGTGACCGTGACCATCGAGGAGTCCTCCGACGACGGCGCTACCGACTCGTGGGCTGCGGTCACCGGCGGCGCGTTCACCGCAGCGACCGCGGCGGGGGCGCAGCGGATCCAGACGGCGCGGGACCAGACAGTGGAGCGGTACCTGCGGGTCAGCACCAGCGGCACGTTCACCGAGGCGGTCTTCGCGGTGATGATCGCGCGCAACCCCGTGGCGGTGAGCTTCTGATGTTCCGCATCGAACCGCAGCTCCCCGCCGGCGCGTTCAAGACCTACGCGGTCCGCCGGCAGCGCGACGTCCTCGTGGCCGCTGCATGCGAGCAGGTCGCCTGCCCGGCGTACCTGCACGGGTGGGAGTCCACGATCGACGAACGCACCGAGCTGGGCCGGCAGCAGGCCGCATACATCCGCACCCAGTCCCGCCGGACGTTCCGGGAGCTGCGCACCGAGGCCGGGCTGACCGTGTTCCGGTTCGACGCGCACCAGCGGTGCTTCACGGACCACCACACCACCCCCGAGACCTACCTCGTACGGGGCGGGGACCACCGAACTCCGCGGGCACCGGCCCGCGTGCACACCCGGCCGGCGGACTGGGTGGAGGACTGCGGCGAGCACCTGGCGCGCGTCGCCGACGACCGAGAAAGGGGCTGACCATGGCCAAAGAGAGCGGCATTGGGTGGACGACGTGCTCGGTCGATGACGCGTCGGGCACCGCGCAGGCGATCGTCAACGACTGCACGAACCTGCAGTTCGCCACCCCCAGGGCGGTGCAGGACGTCACTGGGCTGGACAAGTCCGCGATGGAGCGGCTGCTGCTCCTCGCGGATTTCTCCGTGACCCTGAACGGGGTCTTCAACGACGCGGCGAACAAGTCCCACGACGTGTTCAAGACCGTGGCGTCCACGTCGGTGGCGCGGACTCTGACGCTGACGATCAGCGGCCAGACCCTCGCCAACGAGTGCCTGTTCACGGACTACCCGCTGACCCGCGCCGACGACGGCAGCTTCGTGTGGGCAGTGCCTGGCGTGCTGTCCGACGGCACCGTCCCGACCTGGACCGCAGCGTAACCACCCAACCACCCGCCCCATTCGAGGAGTCGCGCAATGGGCTACGTACCGAAGAAGAAGACCTACCCACTGGACTTCACGGGCACGGAGCACGAGGGGCTGGAGATCACCGTCCGGGACATGTCCACGGACGAGCTGAT